AAGATTAGCGCGGACGGTCTTGTCAATGGAATACTTCTCGCCTGTCCACATCAACTTGAGGGCTTCGGGGCCAACGCGGTCTTGCACCCACTGGCGCATTTTAGGCGACCGGACGCTAGTGATTTCGCCGTCGGTCACTTCAGAAACAATCTGCTGGATTTCTTCTGTTTCCGCAGCGGCAAAGCGCACGGCGGCAGCGCACAAGGGGCCGTCCACCAGCACGCCCCGGTCGTTGATGCGCTCGTTGACGTGGTAGTCCTGTAGCTCTTGCTCGGACAGCGGCCGCATGGCTTGGCTGATAGCCCGCATGGCTCTAACGTCCTGTTCGCAGTAGGCCACCATCTCGGCCATCAAAGTCGCGTCTTGCTTGAACTCGCCGTTGGCCTGCGGGATAGACAGCAGCCGGATCAACTGGCTACCGCGATGGTCTTTCTTCATGCTGGCGCTGGCAAACCGGCCAACGTCTTCAAGACTGCCCGGCGCACAGTTAGACCGCGCCTGTGCGGCGGTGCAATAGAACTGTTCCAACTTGAAATTTATCTGCAAGACATACCAGAAAATCAAGCGCTCAAAGGCCGCATTGTGGGCGTAGATCAAGCCGGTGTGGTTAGCGACCTGTACAGGAAACGGCGTTTTTTGTACACGTCCATCATCATCTGTATAAAAAGGCACCCATGTTTGTACAGGTTCGTCGCCAAAGGCGTAGGACATGCACAGCACTTCGGTCGAGGCGTCTTGGGCGTAGTTGTAGACGCCGTGCTTTTTAAGGTCACAGCGGCTGCGGGTTTCAAAGTCGAGATAGAGCATTTTCCAATGCCCACTCTTGCGAATGGACATCAGGAAAGGCTTACGCTGCGCGGCGGCGGCGTCCGGCCGGTGCTGGCGCTTCTTCAGCGGCTACAGCTACAGCGTCTGCGGGCATTTCATCCGCATCCATGCTCACCCACTCAATCACTTGGAACACCGGCGTGTAAATCTTGCCGTAGCTCTTGTGCGCGTAGTGGTCTTTCTTGAGCTTGACAGTAGCCACTGGCTTTGTCTGATCCTTCTCGACTTGCTCGGCCAAGGCGACGGCCAAGGTTTGCACAGCGCGCTTGCCGCCCACTGACGTGGTGGTGAAACGCGCTTCCATGCCCTTGTCTTCACCGGTCAAGCATTTAAGGCTCATGCCGACTTGTGTTTCCCAGCCCTTCTTGGCGCCGGGCGGTGATACATCCAACTCTGGCAGGGGCTGGCTAACGCTTGCCATCTTCTCGCCCAACACTTCGCCGTCGCCCCAAGCAATAAAGCCGTGGACAAACGAAAAAGGATTGATGGCCCACAGGGAGTCATCTTCGGCTTCGGTTTGGTCAGCGCCGTACACCCAGTGGCCGGTCTTGTCCATCTTGAGGATGACAACGCCGGCTGCACCGACGTCAGTGGCGATAGAGCGCAGGGAAGTAGCGAGGGTAGAGACTGCTGGCAGGCCAGCGGATTTGAATACAGTTAATGACATGATTTTACCTTTACATTAGTTTAGTGAGGGCGGCGTTTAACTGCTGCCCGATGAGTACAACTGCTGGCCGGGGATCGCTCACCGGTGCAATTGTGTTACCCGAACTGATCGCTACTGTCAGCCCGTCAGGCAGCTTGATCTTCTGCGCTTTAAGCAGTTTTTCAGCAGCAGCCGGACTTACCAACTTAGTCTCGATCACTTCGGATTCTTTGAGGTGCTTGAGCAGCGCCACCTTGGCGTCCTCCTCCTTCACCCACGATCTTGTCGCCCGCTTGGGCACCATCTTCCAGCCAGAGATAGGCTTGCCCGTTTTCATCATCTCCTCGGCCAGCGCGCGAAGGTCTTTGATCCAATCTTCTAGGAGGTCTGCATTATGCAAGTATGCGCCGATCTTTTCAGCGTCGATTGCGTCCATCTTGAGCGCAATGGCCCGATCAACAGCGCCATTCATCACGGGGCACACGGGCTTGGCCGCGCACCAGCGGCAGTGGTCGCCGTGCTTGATTGGCGCGTTAGGTTGCTCGGCCGCAATGACCGCCTTGACCAGATCGCGCTCAAACTGTTCGATACGGGCGCGGGTCGTTGTCCAGCGCTTAACTTCTGGCGGCTGGATGATGATCAACTCAATTTCTGTCGCGCCATCAAACGCCCACTGCGCCTCGGGGGTACGCATGGAGGCCGCAGCGTAGAACATAAGCTGCTCGTTTTCTTCAGCGGGCACTGCCACGCCAGTGCCAAACTTCCAATCAAGAACGATGGCCTTGTTGCCGATGCGGCCGATCAAGTCTGTCGAGCCAAACACGCCCGGCAGCAGATCACCAAAGCCAACGCGTGTCTCGACTTCGTATTCCATTTTCTTGTCGGGGTCTACTTGGTCAAGCAGTGACAGGCCGACCATGATCTTCTCATCGTACAGGTCTTGCGTCAGCACTTGGTCTTTGTAGCGCGAGTTAATCACGTCAACGCTCTGGTCTTCCAAGATGGCGCTGACGGCGTTGTGTAGCAGCGTGCCCTGATCGGCGTGGCTGCTGCTAGGCTTGGGCGGCATCTTTTGCACCAAGGCCACCGAGCCGGGGCAGGCCATCACGCGCTTGGCTGATGAGCCACCGACGATGTTACTGTGTTGCATCTGCTGTCTCCGTCAAGGCGATAAGGGCGTCACGCAACTGTTCTGTTTGCGCGCGCGTAAGGTTTGTGCTGGCGTAACCACAATGACGATGGACGCTAATCCAAATGCCACCTTCATGGTCGCTAACGGTGACGCTAGAACCTTGTTGATCTGCTTCTACTCTAATGTCCATTTGACTCTCCTTTAATTGATTGAGACTGAACTATATCACAAAAAATAAAAGTGTGCTAAACTTTTTGACATCAACAACAGGAGAACACATGAGCGATTGGGAATCAGAGTTTGGTGGAGAGTCTTTGCTTGCTCAAGACGCATGGGAAGCCAAAGAAGCAAGACGCCACTTCCGCACAGAAGTATGGACAACAAAGGACGGGCGCAAGATTGCCATCAAGGACATGGAAGACAGTCATGTCCTTAACGCCTACCGACAGGGCCAAGACCGTTTGCTTTTCCGCGAGATGGTACTGCGCCTGTTTGAGCAACGCGTTAAAAATGCTTGAAAAACAAATCGAACGCTACCTTGTTGATCGTGTCAAAGCGCTTGGCGGCGTAGCGTACAAGTTCACCAGCCCCGCGCACCGAGGCGTGGCCGACCGCATCGTCTGCTTGCCTGACGGCCAGACATGGTTCGTTGAGGTCAAGACCGAAGGCGGCAGGCTGTCGCCCTTGCAGAAGGTCTTTATGTCGGACATGGCGCGCATGAAACAGAACTACGTTTGCCTGTGGAACAAGGAACAGATCAATGGGTGGCTTAATGAAGTTGCGTGACTATCAGGAACAGGCGGCTGACTTTCTGTACGAACACGACCGCGCCATGATCTTGGCGCCAGTGGGCGCAGGCAAGACGGCCATCACCCTGACGGCCATGCAAGACATGTTGGAGGCCGGCGTGGTCGAGCGCTTCCTAGTGCTGGCGCCCAAGCGGGTCTGCACGGACGTGTGGCCGGTCGAGCATTGGAAGTGGGCGCCAGATGTCTCCATCGCCATTGCAGTGGGCACACCGGCCCAGCGTAAGGCAGCACTCGGCGGTGGCGCGCAGATCATCGTCACCAACTACGACAACATTCAGTGGCTGGCGACCCAGAACCTAGCGCACATTGACGGCATCGTCTACGACGAGTTGACCCGGCTGAAGAACCCATCAGGCGCGCGGTTTAAGGCGCTGAACAAAGTCATCGACAAGATCAATATTCGTTGGGGCTTGACCGGCAGCTTTACCAGCAACGGGCTGGAGGACGTGTTCGGCCAGTGCAAGATCGTTGATCAGTCGCTGTTAGGCCGCAGCAAGGGCGCGTTCCAGCAGCAGTACTTTGTCCTGATCAACAAAGACTACGGCGATTGGGTGCCGCGCGTTGGCGCGTTGCCGCAAGTGATGGAGCGCATCAAGCCGGCCACCTACCTATTGGAGCCGGGCGAGTACAAGGACAAGCTGCCGCCGCTGCACACGGTTGAGTTGCGCTGCGACATGGACATGACAAACTACAACATTATGAAGAAAGACTTTGTGCTTCACGACGTGGTGGCGATCAACGCGGCTGTCGTGACGCAGAAGCTGCAACAGATGGCAAGCGGGTTTCTGTACACCGACGCCGGCCCGGTCTGGCTGTCCAGCCATAAATTTGACCGGCTGGAAGAATTGCTGGCCGAGAACCAACGGGCCAATACGATTGTCGTGTACCAGTACAAAGAAGAACTGGCCGAACTCAAGCGCCGGTTCCCGCACGCGCAGACGTTGGACGACGACCGCGCCATTGAGCGCTGGAACGCTGGCAAAGTCGAATTGCTGCTGGTGCATCCGAAGTCAGCCGGCCACGGCCTCAACCTCCAACACGGCGGGCACCACATTGTGTTCTTGTCATTGCCGTGGTCGCTGGAACTTTACGAACAGACTATCGGCCGGCTGCACCGCAGCGGCCAGAAGCACGACGTGTGGTGTTACATCATGTTGACTTACGAAACGATTGACGAAAAAATTTGGGGCGCACTACATGACAAGCGCGCGCTGTCGGACATTGCATTGGAGGCATTGAAATGAAACGTGTGGACTTATGGAAGGCCAAGCTGAAAGCAGCGAAGGCCGAGCAAAAGATACGGGTTCGGGATTTAAAAGCGGCAGCGCGGACTGCCTACCGGATACAACTGACTATCGATCAACTGGAGATAAAAATTGAAAACTACGTGGCGAAGCCTTAATGCAGATTTGAAGACCTTGGACGAAGCGCTGGTGTTGGAGATGCTAACGGATGAGCGCAAGGGGCAGCGCCGCGTGTCGGTCTTGGAGCGCTTGCACCAGCGCTACAACACGCTGCGGGTCAGCCGCGAACGGATTGAAATATTACAGGAGGCAAAGCAACCATGATTAGATATTTATGGACAGAGATAAAAACAATGCTGAAGACGGTTACGCCCGCGCAAGCGGTGACGCATGAGCTACTGCATGCCGAGCATGATTTGTTACGGGCCGAAACAGGCGTGGAGTACGCGCAGTCAATGGTGATGTACAACAAGAATCGCGTCAAAAGACTGAAGGCTTATTTGGATAAGACTGAGGAGACAACATGACTAAAGACACAGGTGGGCCAGCGTTTCCGCATACGGTTGAGTACAAAGGCGCGGATAGTGGCGGGGTAGTGCCTCATGGCGGCATGTCCCTGCGCGATTACTTTGCGGCAAAGGCGATGCAGGGGCAATTATCCATGCCCGAAGTGTTGGCCGCCATAAGCGCCGGAGACACAACTGTTACTGCACTTTGCGGCAGTTGTTTTGAATGGGCAGACGCAATGCTGCAAGCGAGGCAAGCATGACCAGGGTCTGCGATGCAGGGGGGATTTGCCCACACATGCCACAGTGTGAGTCTTTTTGTCACTTCACCAATGCAGAGAACGAGCCGGAGGTAATTTTAAAGGGCGAGGCACATTTTGAGAACACAGTAATTACACAGTTCGAGCAAACCCGCAAGGTCAAGCCGTGGCCCGTGGTTCCCGAAGACATTGCGCCCGTACCAGAAGCGTGGCAGATGATTGGCAGTGTTGTAGTTGGCTTTGTTCTGGTAGCGCTGGTAGTGATAGCAGCCCTGTTTTTCTTTACTGGGTTTTACATTTGGAGTCTGCTGATATGAAGATCACCAAAGACTACACCCGCAAAGACGGGGTACGCACTATCACTGTGCAGCTTGCCAAGGGTGAAAAACTTATGGAGTTCAAGGACGAAAGCTACTACCGCCTTGGTGGACAAATTGATGATGTCGTAGCCGTGCATTGCATTATTCAAGGCAAGCGTGTGGTGTGGTGCAGCATTGAACAGAAGTGGGTGGACGCATGAAAACAATCATTGAGATGGCGCGTGAGGCTGGGTTTGTTGAGTACGAGTTAGAGGATTACACACAGTCTGGTTACGACATCAGGTATGAGCGCTTTGCCGCCCTTGTCCGTGCTGATGAGCGTGAAAAATCGCTTCAGCTTTGGATGCTGCTAGACGATGTTGATACGGCTGACGATATTGCCAAAACCGATGAGGCTATTTATCGCAGTTTATGTAGGCAAGCGCATGCAAAACGCTGGTCTTTGTTAAATGGGGATGAAGTAGATGCCGCCATCCGAGCAAGGGGACAAGCATGACCAAAGACGAAGTTTTAAAGCTGGCGCTTGAGGCGCTGGAAGACGCCCGAACAAATGACGATAGTTGCGAAATGTGGGATAGAAATAAAGCAGCCATGACCGCCATCAAAGAAGCCTTGGCACAGCCAGAGCAGGAGCCGGTGGGGGATGAGTGGACGCCGTGCATGAAGCTGCCCGTTGTTGTGCATGTACGCAAGCAGCGCCCTAGCGAATCACACGTAAGCACCAGAGAAGGCATTACCCCCGTCAAGCCTGATGACCTCATCATGCGTGGTGTGTCGGGCGAAGAATACCCAATCGGTCGAGCCATCTTTGAGCAGACTTATTCGCTGGACACCGCCCTACCCCTGCCAGTGCAGCCAGAGGAGCGCAAGGCAGTGCCCAAGGTGCGGCAAGCGCACTGCTGACCTGACCACGATTCACACATGCACACCACCAAAGGTAAACAAATGACAATACAGCTTGCAGCCGAAGATGGGGATTTTTACGGATTGCCCCGTGACTCGGTAAGTTCGTCCAACGCTGGCGGCAATGGCGTGACTGATGGGGAGACATCACCTTGAAATGCCCCATCTGCAATGTTTGGACTAACGTGCTGGATACGCGAAACAAAAAAAGCGTTACGGTACGCCGGCGCCAGTGTGCAAACGAACACATATTCATAACGGAAGAACATGTCAAACTTCAAGATTTGGACGCAAGAAAACCTAGCGGAGTTCGCTTATCAAGCAAACATAAAGATGATCCAGCAGAACGAGAGGATTGAACAGCTTCAGCGCGACCTCAAGGACGCAATTGAGGCGTACCGGGCGCTTATGCGAAAGGGCGAGCCCCCGCCCGGTCGATGATCAGCGCCTGCCGACGCGGTTGGGCAACCGCCGTGTTTGGCACGCTGATGTGCGTCCATGCGTCGAACTCGCGGATGATCTGGTCGTAGGGCAAGTCAGCCGCGATGATCGCCCGCACCACGGCGTCTGGCGCCATGCCCGGCACGCGAAAATCGCAAGCGGCCCCTATCCTATGCTGAGAGGTGTTTTTCGATCCTACGGCCGTATTTACGGCTTCCGACCGAAAAGCAGAGTTGACCATAATCGGCTTACCGCCAAGTACGGTTTTGACTGTTTCAAGGAACTCAGCCAATCGGTAAAGGTTTTTAGTTTCTGTTTCATTTGGTATGTTATCCAGTTCACGGTGATCCGTGTGGGTTAGTTCCGCGAGGGTGAAGTGTTCGGTAAGGTTCATTTTTTACTTAGTAAATCTGTCTTGGCTTGCGAGCCAGCGGATGAGCCAAAATAATATGCGATTATTCCCGTCCAAGCTGTGCCCAATGATCCCAGCATCATCAAAATAGCGGGGTTGCTGCTGTCCACTTTGCCAATGAACATCATCACCATGATGCCGAAAAAGCCCACTGTGACTGTGCCTGCAAGTATCGGCGGCATCAAGCTGCGGGTCTTGGACTGCATATCCCGTGCAGACTTGCGATCCTCAACTTCCAGCTTCTCAAAATTAAGGCCAAGCTCTTGCGCTTGTTTCTGCAACTCAATTTCAGCAATCTTGACCTGAGCAATCTGATCCGCCGTCAGTTTATTACTGGAGATTAAGTCGCCAACCTTCTCGGGGTCAACGCCGATTGCTTTGGAAATAGCAGACACAGCCATGCCTGCCAGTGGGCCGCCCATCGCCGTGGCAATAGTTGGTGCAATTTGTTTTAGCCAGTCCATTAGGTTTTACTCCTTGATAGCATAGTTGCGGCGATTAACAACATCGCACGGGCCTTCTCCATGTTGTCGGGCTGTGAGGCCCATCCAACGGTGATCTGTCCTACGAACCTACCCGGCTCCGGTGGAACACTGATGCGGCATGTGTAGCCTACACCCTTTTCTATGTACCAGATGCCCATTTCACTCTGTGCGCTTGTGTACTCTCCGCAGGGGACTTCGTTTGCCATGAGCTTGACTACGTCAGAATTGTTGGCCGAGTTCTGCGTAAACAGGCCGACATCCAATCCATCGTTTGTCTTGTCCCGACCTTCCCTGGTATACGCCCTGTGCAAGACACGAGTCCCAAACATGCTGTTGACTTTAAACACTGCAACAATGATAGCGCCAGATTGTTTAAATAGGTGCGCCGCTGCGTCCTCCACACGGTCTTCAGCAATGCTTGGAATCTTCTTTGACTCCTTGTACGCCCCTATCAACAACTCTTGGTTTGTATATACAAAGTACCCCGCAAACGTAAGCACCGCCATCAGCACCATAGCAAACAAACGGAACGGACTGGACACATACTCCAGCACTTTGTCAATGATACCTAGCTGCTCTTTACTCACAATCAGCACCGCCCGCCGCACTGCTCAAAGATGCCAAAGACAAAGTACAGAATTATTCCCAACATGGCGGTGAACACCAACCCCAGCAAGGCCAACTCAATGACTTCATCAATTTCTTTTTTGCGCCTTTCAGCGAGTTCCTTTTCTCGCCTAGCATCATGGGCCGCTTCAACGTCTAGCGCTGCTGCTCTGGACTTAATCTTGTTCCAGACGTCTATCTTGCCAGCCTGCATGAACATCAGTTGTAGCTCGTCTTCAAACCGCTTTGCCTGATCGAGCGCCATCTCAATTTGGATGGCTGTCCCCATCGACGACTTGGACTTCTTAGCTTCAACAACCGCCTTAGTCGCCGTGGACTTCGCATCAAAATACTTGCCCAGAACAGGCCCAAGCGAAGATACATCATCGACGGTCTTGCTGACCTTCTTGATTAGCGCGACCGCTGCCTGTATGCCGGCAAGGGCTGTTAGTGGGTCGATCATTTCTGCACCAATACACCGTTTGGCTCACTTGTCGGCCTTGGCTTCCAGCTTATCAAAAATTTTACCGAGCATCTCTTTAATTTCGCGGTTGTCTTCGCGGTAGTCGTTGCGGGCCACGTAGGTGGTGGGCATAGCCCGCACGTCCGTGTCCAAGCGCTCCAGCGACTTGGTGATGGAGTTCAACGTCCACCCACCAAAAAAAGACGCCACAACAATGGCGCCGTTGAACAAGACTTGGTAATCCATCATGGTCGTCCGGGCATCATGTTGTTAAGCTGAATCCGCGTTGGTTCGGATTCAGGCGCCAACGCGTTTTGTGTTTGCGTAATGATGTTTAACTTAGTTGGGCTTAAATTAGCTTGACCAAGGGCTTTAAGCACTTCAATGCGTTGCGATGCAGGAACTTTTTTGAGCAGTGTTTCAAAGTCTTTTGCGGACGCAAAACCTTTTTCAAGTTCCTTCAACACGTTTGCGCTCATTTTGTCTTTTAAAATGTCAAGCATTTGGTTTGTTACCGTTACTTTGGCATCTAAAAAGCTAGGCAAACGAAACTTGGATTGGTTAGCTTCCAAAATTATTTTCATAGCGTCTGCGCCAGCTTGGGTTTGGCGCACAACTTCGGCGTTGCGTTTTAACTCAGACTCAATACCTTTGACAACACCCATTTGTTGTGGCGACAGTACTTGACTTAGATCGTCGTACCTTGCCGCACCAGTTGCTTTTTTAAGTAGCGCAGTTTCGCCGCGCCCTAATGTGGTCATAAATGGCCCAGCGCGTTCACCAACGCCGAGAGGTTGCGTAAGAACATCTTGCATGGCGCCCAAAACTTTAGCTTGGTTAACTGGCGCCGATGCGGAGGCAAAAACTTGTTGCGCTTGTTGGTAGCCCGGCAACGCTTGCTCAATTGTTTTCTTAACGTCAACCAAGTTGCTGACAATAAATTTGTTGTCTTTACTGGCAATCAAATCTTTAATATTATCTAGCACCGAAGACACTTGTTGCGCGCTAGTGCTAGCCTCTAAGCCTGTTTTTACTTGATTTAACGCAGACACTAATTTGGTGTTGCCGGGGTTTGCGGCCAAAATTGCATCAACTTGTTGCATCAACGGCGCGGTGTTAACTGGCGTTAATGGCAATGTAGCTGCGTCATAAAGCGGCTTAGATAAATTTCGCCGTGCTGTTTCGGCGGCTTGCAAATCAGGTGTAACCCCTTGCAACTGCGCCATGCGGTTCGTTTCTTGTGCTTGCTGTACGGACAGCGCGTTGCCCGGCGCGGTTTTAGCTTGAACGGTTTCGCCAAGATACTGAACTTGTGGTGAAGTCACGTCTGCCAAAGCCTGTCGAACGGTCATATCTGGCCGCGCATTAGCCAACGCATTTTGCGCGGCGGCTAAGTTTTGTGGCGCTCTACCTTCTTCAGTTAACGCGTTACGCAAAATATCGCCTGCGCGTGTTGTTGCACGTTCGCCTTTTACTGCGTCGATTACATTGCCTGCGCCTTTTGCGCCTAGCGCCAGCCCATAGTTAGCGGCGGTAGTAACGGGCAACAACGGGTTGGTGTACTTGCCAACAGCGCCCATCACTTTAGACGCTGTGGGTGCTATGCGGGCCGTTGCTGATGCACCGCCGGTAAACAGCGTGGATAGATCAGCCGCCGCGCCAACAGGGTCAGTTGCCAAAGTGTTTTTTAGCGCTTCAACGCTGCCATAACGGTCTTTAAACATACCACCAACAGCGTTGGCTGCATCAACAGCACGTTTGGCTGATTCAGGTTTGTTGTCAATTTGGTTGACCAAATCAACAAGATCTTTAGGCAACAAATTTTGTAATGCACCCGCGCCTACGTCTAAAACGCCCGACACAGTTTGCACGGGGTTTGTAATTGCGGTTATTAAACCTTTGTAAAAATTTGCCGCGCTTGTCCCTACGTTAGCTAAGGCTTCGCCCGGTACATCTGAAAAAGACCGACGTTGCTTGGGAATGCCGCTGGTTTCTATTTCAAAACCTGACGGCAAATTCATACCGGTAGGTTGTTGCGGCGGCGCGGTTTGCTCAATTTCAAATCCCCGTGGTAAAGCCATTACTTACCCCCTACTGGTTTCCAAGTGTCGCCGCCATCAAGAGACTGTATGCGCTCGCCTGTTTTTGGGTTTCTTGCAAATATTGCGCTAGGCGATAGCGGCACCACGTCAGGGGCTGTACGAAGTCCCATACCTTCAACTGACGATTTAGGTATATCTTTAAACCGAGTGTTCCATGCTTGTACGCTACGAGTAGCAGCTAGATGTTGAAGTCTAGCCAACTCCGTAAGTGTTTCTGGTTTAAAGTCAATTTTGCCACCTGCAATCCCGCGCAAAAAGTTAAGGTCTTTATCTGTAAAGCCCTGCCCAGTACCTAAGCCAGCGCTTTTAATTGCGTCCAATGTGCTTTGACCTGTAGCGGCAATAAGCAATTCAGTGTTGGCAATTTTTGCGTTGTTGTCTGCGCCTAGTACGTTTAACCCCCGCGCAACATTTAATTTAACATCTGCAATTGGCCCCGTAAATACGTTGCCTTGTTTTACCAAGTCAATAATTCGATTAGCGCTTTCGGCCAACTGAGGCGCTTTTTCTGCCGCGCCTAACTTAGCATCATCGCGGTCTGCTATGTTTCCGGCTAATTTCTCACCATATTTTTTCTCAGTGCTGACGTTAACGTTAGTAACCGGACGCGCAGCCGCCGCTCTTTGCAAATTCTGCGCTTGCACATCGGCTGGCAACGGAACGTCGGCGTAAGTGCCCACCGAAGTACCCGCGCCACCAAACGCAGGCATTTGCAACACTTGTGTTTGCCCACCTTGATTGACTTGTAAATTTGACGGCTTCAAATCGCTTGCGCTTGCACCTTGGCTTGCCATAAACGGCGCGCGTTCGTTAACGGGCATAGCCAAAAGTCGCTCAACGCCCGCAACCATCCGATCTTTTTCGGCCTTACTAAATAGCGGGTTAGCCAAATAATCTTCTTTGTACGCGGTGATGTTGGCGTCAGAAGGATTGCGGCTTGTGTCGCGGAACGCCTGCGCGGTAAATTCTCTCTTAGTTTTTTCAATGTCAAATTGCGTTTTCTGTTGCGTCAAAGCGGCTGTTTCTTGCTTGTTTAAATTTTCCCCATAAGCGGCGCCTGTTTTACCGTACCGCAAAAAATTTGACCGCATTGTTGGGTCATTTGGATTTTCCGTTGTAGCCAAGTAATTACGGAAATTTTCTTCTTCAGTACGCTGGCGCTCGTACTCTGCCATTTTTTGCGCGTTAAGTTGGTTTTCTTGGTCGGCCTGTTTAAATTTTGCAGCCGTCGCCAACGCGTTCATTGGCGAGAATTGCGCCAAGTCAAACTGTGGTGGCCTTGCGCCAAGGATAATGCTAGGGTCGAGTGGCATGTCTGTTCCTTAATGGATCATTGAATAGTTGACCATCTTGTAGCCATCAGGATGCACACTGACAGCTTCAGGAATAATTTGCTCAACTTCTTGCGCCATAACGCCAATGTGTTGGCCGTGACCCCATGTGTCTTTGTACGGGGCTTTGTACTCGTAAACGTACACGCCAAGGCCATTGTCCAGCACACCAACTTGTTGGATGTTTTCTTTGATTGCGGCGTCAGAGCCTGTGGGCATTCTATTTAAATACGTGTTCATCATCTGGTTACTGTTGTACATACCATAGATGTTGCCCAAACCGCTGATAGCGCTGTTAACTGCGTTTGCCGAACCAATTACGCCCGCTGCTCTTGCGTTGGCCCCGCTAGTGATTGCATTCATCTGATTAGCAGTGTTTGCGCTATACGCGCTTTGACGCGCGGCGTTAGACCCAGCAAGCGCGCTCGACACACCGCTACCAAAATTGCCATACGCTGAGGATTGCCCCGCGCCTAAATTTGCGGCATTAGCGCCAACAGCGCTGCCGTAATTGCCATACGCAGCGCTTGCGCCAGCACCAGTGGCTTGAATGGCTTGTGAACCGCCAGCACCCAAGGTGCCCGCAGCAGCAGCTTGGCCCGCAGCAGCGGCCTGCCCCACGCCTTGCAGTGACTGCAATGCACCTAACTGATTTCCGCGTTCTGTAGTGAAGCGGTTAAATGCGTTGCCGTACTCTTGCGCTTGAAAGGCTTTATTGGCTTGGAAACGATCAAACGCAGCAGCGGTCGTGGCTTGCGAACGGTTAAACGCGTTTTGGTATTCTTGCGAACCCATAGACTGCCCGTACTCAGCAGCCGCTTTAAGCGCAGCGCCAGACTGCAAGCCGCCCCTAGCCGCAGCCGAACGCTCAATGGCTTTTTGACCTTCTTCCAACCGAAACGCGTAGCCGGGGTCTACTTCTTGTTTTGTTGTATCAACAAACTCAGTAAACAGTGTCTTAGGATCAAACCCTTCAACTTTAAACGTGGTGGTGGCCGAGCCAAACCCCGGCGCTTTTTTGTCGCCGCCCAAGCCTAGCAATTCCAGCAAACGGGTTTGGCCTGCTTCGCCTGCTTCTTTGTACGAGCTTAGATTTTCAATTTGCTTGTTAAACATTTCGCGTTGCAGGGCAAGCGTTTTATCAAGCGCGTCTTTTTGCGCCTCAATTTGTTTGTTAAGGGCTTGCTCGGCAGCATAATTGCCGATATTTGAAGCCCGTGCTTGCGCCGCTAACGTCTGGGTTAGCGAACGATCTTGGAAAAAAATCTGTTTATCAAGCGCTTCTTTATCGGCGGCAAGTTGCTCGCGCAAGCCTTCAAGACCTACTAAGGCCGCATCTGCCGAGGCACCGGCTTGAATGTTGGCTGCGCTTCGGGCGGCGCTGCTAGATATGACCGCGCCACCAATTGTTGCGCCAGCTAAAGCTACAAATCCCCATGTCATAATTTTTCCCCTTGTACCGTTAATTTAGGCAGATCATTAACAGAAGCAATTAGACCCATCTCAGCGTACGTGGGAGAAATGACTTCTTGCTCGATTTTATCTAACTCTGCTTCCGATTGGAACTGCGTCATGTGTACGGTTGTCCATAGTGTATCTTCTTCAGCGTAAACCGCACGTTTTAGCCCTACTTCAGACACAAAAGTGCATGGGCCTTCTAAGTGCTTTTGACCAAACTCTGTAAACACAATGACTTTACCCTTGGCAATGAAGTTCAAATGCTGGTGGCGATGAATCTTGCCAATGATCAATGTTCCTTTTGGAATCATCATTTCGCGGGCGTAAGTGCAGCAGCCGTATTTTTCATCTTTAGGCGAAAAATAATGCCTCAGCGTGCAGTCCTCAAGAGTTGATTGCGCCGCGCCGCTATCAATCAAGGCTTGCATACCGTCTTGTACCGCCAAGATTTTTTCCCGAAATTGCACTTTGGCGCTCTCGGCAATTTCAAAACCTTTACCGTATGTTACTGTGATCATGGTGCCATGATTACCCAGTTTGTGCCGTCAGATACGACAGTGGCCGACGCGCCTACTAAGCCGGGAAGAATTGCCGTGCCCGCAGCGCCGCCAATCAGAGGCACAACATTGCTGGACGCCGACACAAGAGTTTGAAGTTGCAAGTTTTTAAACCTCACTGCACGGCCACCCCATGATGATGCCGCAGGCAGCGTAACCGTGCAAGTCGAGCCGGACTTGTTGTTGATTACCCAGCCCTCGCTATCGGCCAACACAAAGTCAGCAACTTTGGTGGCAATAGTTGTCACGGCCATGCCCGAACCGCCATTGGCCGTAGGCAAAACGCCTGATGCTCTGGTAGCAAGGTCAAGACTACCACTGGTGCGCGTGTCAATTGGCAAATTACCCGAAGTCTGGGTGTTAATGTCAATCGTTCCTGAAAGATCGCCAGAAGTAACAACAACGGTGCCTGAAAGAGTAATTGTGCCCGTGTTAGTGACGTCGCCGGTTAACGTCAAGCCGCTAGTGGAACCCGCAGCAATTACCCTGTTGACCGTCCCCGCGCCCAAATTTGTCCGTGCCTGCGCCGCATTATCTGCGCCGGTTCCACCATTAGGTATTTGCGCGATGCCTAGCGTTGCGCCGCCGGATATGGTGTAAATGTTGTTTAAAAAACGAAACCACTCACGCGAAATTAACCCCGTTTGCGTGTCGAGCAAAGCTACCCGCGCGGAAGGTATCTTTGTGATGTTTGCCGTAGTGTTAGGCATTGGTTGCGCTCACCTGAAGTTCTGCGCCCATGATGGCAATTTTTATCTGGTCAGTACCAGACACTTCATAAACGCGGTCGCGCAGCTTTAGCGTCATGCCTAGCCGACGCCAGATTACCCGCCGGCCCCATTGACCCGTCAGGCCCATTGAACGCCAATGTTCATTGCTCCACGTATGCCCACCATCATCAGACCAACGCAACATGACTTGTGGATCAATTGCAGATGCGGATGAAGTGCTTAACTCGGTTAACAACGCGCCGCCGATAATTGTAGGTGCATCAACAATTACAATTTGACCACCATCTTCTTGCACAAGCCCATCACCACTTTCGGTCAATATCACATCGTTAAGCGTAGGGTCATAATATTCCCACACTAAAGTGTCGTTATTTTCAGCAAGTAAAGTGTCGTTTGGGTTGGATATATCAGTAATAATTGGTGTTGTAGTGACACTTGAGTTAATAGCGCCTGTCTCTGCGTCAAGCTGAAGCGAGTGCTGGGCAGTACGTTTTAAATCATTTGTGCCGACCGGCAGCGCTCGCCATGACCGAAGCCATTTCTGCACTGCGCCAGCATCTGAAAACACATCTAAGTCAAATGCGTAGATGTTGCCAAGCTCATGGTCACCCACAACGATTTCGTTGTTATACGCCATTTGGCAGTTTGATCGGTGACGGGTAAACGAGCCATTGATAAACGCAGCACGCTCATGCCACAACGAAGTGGCAACGTCAAACACCCATGTGGTGTTGGCCGAAGGAAAAATCAGCACATAGAACGAATGGCCGTCTTGCTGGTATGTGTAGGCGATGGCGTCTGAAAGGCTTCCGTACTGTTGAATTTGCCACTCTACAGCGTGCGTAGATATTCGGTCGGCGGTGTAGCCGTTGGCGCGGTAGACGATACCCTTGCCGCGCGCGTCAGCGCCCAGCCAGAAGATGCCGTTGTCTAACTTGGCAACCGAGAAGGCCGCAATACAGCCGACTTCGTTGAACGCGCCTTGAACGGGCGCTAAAGGAAACGGCGATGTGCCGGCGTCGTACCAGACTTCAACTGAATTGGTTCCAAACAGCCATATTTCGCGGTGGTCAACAATAATTGATACCACACCATCGGGGGAGCCTTCAGCACTTGCAAAATCCAACGGGTCTATGGATTGACCGTCCAGCAATTGAGTAATCCATATTCGTTGGCTATTTGGTTCATTGAACACAAAATAGCCATTGATGTAGCCTACAGTGACCGCGCCGGGAAAGTCAGGGTCAGTAATCTGTGCAAACGCTAGCGTCGTGCTGTTGTAAATAAAACTAGGGCCGTTACACGCAATGAATAGCTGCGTGCCGTTGTCCACCATGCTGACGGGGCCGGACGATCCAGACACCGGGCCAATTGCAATTACATTCCAGAGGCTGTCAATTTTATACAGCGTTTCGCCCGACACGGCGTAACCGTACCCGCCAAACTGCCATAGCCCGCGTATAGGGCCATCGCCCATGTTCGCCAATAAGCGCAGTCCCGGTGCGCGGTTTAGGAACCCCGGCTCTTTACCGCCATCGGGTATGGCTTCTGGAAAAAGATTGACCATCCGCGCATTGGCCGCATTTACCGACCGCGCAACATAAGTGCCGCCCAGAATCGGTGTTTTCATTAGTAGTTACCGGCGTAAACGTTGAAGCGCTGGCGCGTGGCGACAAGCGCGTACGGGAGCGACATGATGTCGTCAGGATTGTTGATGCGCTTGAGATTGCGTTTGCTAGTCATAGCAATACGCTGCACTTGAGGGCTTGGCTCAACGCCAAACTCTGGTGCAATTTCCATTGCTAAGTTGTAAGTGAACGCCCGTAGATAGCCTGGTGGAAACAACATTTGCGTTGCCAACGTAGCGGGTTGGTTTATTTTTTCAACCGAAATAAAGTGCCACTCCAAGTCCCGTGTGGGCTGGGGGTACACCGTCATTGTAAAGTTAGGGTAGGTGTTGTTGACAAAAATTACTTGCGGGTACGTCGAGGTCACGGTCTTGACCGCGATACCGTTGTACTGCTGCTGGTTGATGAACTTGATGCCAAACGACACGTTTGTGCCGGGGTCACGGTAATAAGTAGACTCGTCCAGCAAAACGGGGCGCAGACCCACAAAGTTACCTGTTGGGCCAAGCGTGCGTGTGATCTGACCCGCAGGCCAAGTAAATATCTGGTCTTGTGTGGCAAACACTGACAGTCGTTCAGTGTTCCACGAATCGATCATCTGATCAAGCGCAGTCAGCGCGTCATTTGACATGTCTGCTGAAGGTGTCTCACCTTCAGCCAGTACACCTAGCAAGCGCAATGCTCGGTTGATTTGTTCGCCAGCGGTGTACGTAGCCATGCTTAAATTCCTTCGGTTGCTACCTTGCGTGTATATTTGCGTTTAACTTCCAGCACGTTTACGGGAGCCGCTTCAGGTTCTAAAGGCGTGTCTGGATTGTAGCGTGTCCAGCCGTTTTTTTCGTCGTACTCAGCTTCAAGTTCCATTGTGGCAACTTTGCGGCCGTGGTCAGGGTGGCTAAGATAAATGTTCATAGAAAAAATGAGGGCCGAAGCCCCCATTTAATTAGGACGCCACCAATGGCACAGAATACCACTGGGTAGTGGAAGACGCCACCAGCAACGAACTGGTAAGGTTTGTAATGCTATACGCACCGTTAGCCGCAACTGCATTGATTGCCCCGCCAGTAGCGGGATAAATCTTCAGCGCTCCAGCAGCGGTGTTTTTAACAATAATTACCATACCAGCTACCGCTGTAGGCAAAATCACTCCTTTGGTGCCATCTGCCGCCGAAACGACATTGATACCCTCAGCTAGTGCAGCAGCATCGCCTTGAGTACTGCCCGCCGCTGCAACAGCAGCAACAGGAAGGCGAATGGCGCCGGTTGAAGTGCCGGTTGAATTGCCCGTTACGGTCGTAGCGGTTATGGTCGTAGCAGTTACCGCTTGCAACACTGACGCGCCGGTAACGGTTACGCTATCAAATTCAGGATCGCTATACGCGACTCCTACAGCTTTTGTATTTGGCATGATGTTTCCTTTAGAAACAGGGGCCGAAGCCCCCATTTAAGTTTAGGCAATGCGGTACGCAGTCCAAGTGCCGTCGCCGGTTTTACGGGCGCGGAACTGAGCAGACGTATTAACAGCAACCGCAGCAACGCCAACAATTGTCCAGCCAGTACCAGCAGCCAAAGTGACTGAATCAGAACCGGCGGCGTCGATGTTGATGATGATGAAGTCAAGAGAAGCATTGACTTTTGATGCAGCCGTGATGTCGGCTTCTACCAATGCCACGGTGGGCAAAGTCAGATTACCGGCAGCGCCGTTAAACACAAACAAGCCATTAGACAGTTCAGCAGCCGTCATTGTTGCAGCCGCAGCCACAGCAGTGGGCGCGCCTTGAACCGACAGAACAGCTTCACCGATATTGCCGTCACCAAGCTGGTAGCCACCAGCGCCATTAGGGAGTGCCATGATAATTTCCTTAAAAAAGATTTAAAAAACGCCCCCGAAGGGGCATTAGGTTTAGCCCCAGATGCGGCAAGCCATTTGTGGACGGATGGT